CCCCATGCTGAATTTTAAAAGCCCAAATCCCTGCTGTCTGAGATTTGGAAAATAATTACGTAATGCGTAATCCGATTTTTTCAAAAAATCGGTCGGCTAAAGCCGACAGAATACTTGGGGGTTGCGACCCCCAAACCCCCTTAGGGGATATAAAGGAGCCGCCCGCCATAGTTCGCGTTCGCGTGCGAGGAGGCATCGTTCGCACCCCGGGCGACCAAGCCCGCGGCAGAGCCAAGGCCATAGCTACCGCCAACTCTAAAGACGCGCCAGCCGGTTGACGTCCACCAACCATCGGGGATATAGCTTGCATCAGAGCCGCCAGAGGAGGTGGGCAGGAAGAGCCACGCTGCGTTGGCATCTACACCGTGAGTCTTGGGATAGGACTTATCGCCAGAGCAGCAAGAATAGCCAAGCTGGGAATAGCCGGCGTTCTTGTCATCACCAAAATTGGAGCGGTTAAGGCAGTAATACGCCTGAGTGCCGGAGAAATTGATACCGTCCACCCACTGCCAGGCGTTGCCCCAAAGGTCCTCAATGCCACGGTATACAATGGAGGTCAGGCCATCGGTGCCGGCAGGTCTGCCAGTATGATATGCCATGCTGTCGGTACCGCCGCAGGCAATGACAGCAGAGCCGTTGGTGTAGCCTTTTCCAACAACAGCCTGAGAGTTCCAGCCTGCATATTCCACGAGGAACAGCATGGTAACGGCACTCCAAGCGGCAATGTTCAGCATATCCCAATGAGCACCCTTATTCCGGGCGTTGCTTCTCATGGTGGCTCTCGTGATACTAACCTGAGGTTTTATGGCAGACTTTGAGACATAACCTACGCCGCAAAGATACTTGCCGATGTAAATGCAGTCTTTGCCCTCAAATGCCGGGTGTTCTGTATAGCCATCCATCGGGCCGTTGGCAATATGCAGCTGCCATTCTGAGCCTGTTGCAACTACCTTGAACCAAAAGCGAGGAATGCGTACAACGGTGTCATAGGCAGAACGGGAAAACTCTGCATCAACGCCCTTCTCGTAGGCTATCTCGTCATTGATGACGTTGAATTCTTTCATGCCAGCCCAAGGCATGATTTCATCAAAGGGGCTTGAGCCGTCAGTCGCACCGACGCCGGGTATGGGGTCATCGAACAGAGCCGCTTCACCCAGACGAGAAAACTGTGTGCTCGAACCTCCTGCCCAGCTCACGCCGTAGCTCCTTGCCGTGCAGGGCTTAAGCACATTCGACCTTGCGCCGAGAAGAATACCGCTCATGTTAAATCTCTCCTCTCGTTTTCAGTTCATAGAAGACGGTCAGGTTGATGGTGGGAATTTCTTTCGCCTGTACCGCAAAGTTGGTATCAGCAATTGCCAGCTCATAAAAGCCGTGCTTGGAAAGCCAGTCGTATGTGGCTGCATCGGCGGCAGTCACCACAACATCCTGCTCAGCCGGGTCGAAGTCAGGCGGTACGATATCGCAGGCGTACCAGTATTCCTCTTTGGCATCAGGTGCCTGCTGGTACCATGCTGCCGGATCAAGAGTAACACAATACTGTTCGCCGGAGCCGCCGCCCCCGCCGCCGACAAGATAAAGAACGCTGCCGCTCAGGAAACCGATAACCACACTGCCGGCAACGAAGAATTTGTTACCAGGAGCTTTACCGCTGGGCAGAAGCACCGTCACAGCGGCGCCATTGATGGTGAAGGTGTCGTTTTTCTGGAACAGGTCTGTTGCGACGAACTTGATGTTATTGCCGCCGCCCATCAGAGTGAGGGAATGATTGGTGCCTGCTTTTTCATGGGTATATGTTGAAAAGCCGGTCTTGCGAACTTCCTCAATGGTTTCTTCCATCGAGGCTTCAAGGTCTTCCACTGCCTGGTTAACCTTGTCCTCCATTGCATCAATCTCGTTCTGCAGATGCCCGGCAACATCACCGTCAAGGACATACTGGACTGTGGCAAACCATTCCTCAAAGCTCGCTTTGGACGCGGCCTCAAACTCATCCATTGAAGCATCAAGGCTGTCATATCTGGACTGGCCAAGCTCGTGGTAGTAGTCGTACTCGTCTTCGATGCGTTTTTCATATTCAGCAAAGAACGCATCAAACTGAGTTGTGAGGGAGCTGAAATCAAACTGCTCAATGAGAGCATGGACAAAGCCACACAGTCCACTATCCGGCCTGCGGTCAGTGATGTTGGACTGTACGATGGAGGTAACGCCCGCTCCAACATAAATGTCTGCCAGAGCAAGCTCGTAAATTTCCGCATCCCGAGTGAGAGCAGGTGCAACAGGGGTAGTGGCCGGAGCGCCCTGCAGAACTGCAACAGTAATGTTGCGGTCAAGCAGGCTCCAGCGGACTACCACGCGGTCAATGCGGTTGTAAATACCGTCTGCAACGGCAAGGGTCTTGATGAGGTCTGTAGTGTTCTGATAGCGATAGCCGTTGACAAAGGAAATGCCCGGCTTTATGGAGATGCCCATGCCGGTATTTATCATTACCTGAAGGTTGTCGGACGGCTCCGCGAAAACGCCGTTGGAAATGAAGGAGGCGAAATACGCCGCCCAATCCTCGGCAGAATATCTACGGTCTTTGGAGACCGAGTTGAAGAAGCTGCTTTTTTCCATATTAGCCTCCTGTCATAGTTTTAATCTGCTTGTACAAGCTGGGGATAGCCTCACCGAAGATGATTTCGAGGCTCTCTCCTTTTACCTCGTATCCCTCGGTAACTTCCGTGATACGGGCGTCAATGCGAACATTCCACTTTTTGTTGAAGCATGTCACGCGGTCGCCAAGGTCGAAGTCTTTTCTGTAGACAAGGTTGGCACCAACATTTATCTCAGAGGAGAAAGACTGGGAAATCGGATACTGTTCGAGCTTCTCTGCGCCCCTGTCTCTCAACGCCCGGCAATACTCGTCCAGGCTCATGGTAATTTCCTTGTCGTTTTCGTCTGTGTAGGTCTGCTTGATGTCCCCGCCAGATACATGCAGCTCATTCCGATTAAGCCCGGAGTTCTCATCGTTGACTATCACCGTTTCAAAGCTCTCGTCTTCCCTTGTTTCGCCGGTAACATAGGCGGTGTTCCTGTATTTCTCGGTGGATTTCGTGTACTCCTGTCCGAGTACATTGTCGTACTCCTGAGAGAAGATGCAGGGTGGATTGCCGGAGTTGTTGTTCTCGGTGCAGTCCACACCCTTATACGTGGAGAAAGCATGCAGGCCCGTGGCACGGTCGGTTGTGATGCGAAAACCTATCTTCGAGCCTTGCGCAAGGTCGATGATAGCATCAAGGGCATTGTCGTAAATCTCGGAGGTGTAAAGGATCTCCGAGCCATCAATAACCGCATCATCTGCCATTGAAAGATTTGGGAGCTGCCGGGCGGCCGAAGTCGTGACACAGTTCTCATCCACAATGCGGCGTATGAGGTTCTGAGCTGTTGCCGATACATTCAGCAGCTGCTTTTCAATAACCCGCTTGTTTATCCACTGCGTTATGAACTTGCCCTGTACCTCGATGACCTCAAAGCCCTCGAGGTTTTTGCTTATGTCCACATACTTGATTTCTGCCGCTTCGGTATCTCCGTGCTTGATGATGATGTTATCTTCCTTGAGCAGTTGATTGTGGGTGTCGTTGAAAGGTACCAGGAGCTTGAAATTGCCAGGCTCCCAATATTTGCGAGTCCAAAGGAGGCTTGTGATTTCTTCGATTACGCCCAGCATTTCCATTTGAGGGGAATATACATATAGCTGCATGATTACACCCCCAAATAGAGATTGCTGTGCTTGATGGTGACGTTGAGGTTGTCCTCACCCAGTGCCGCATAGTAGCGGTAGGGGTTGTCGCCAATTTCCAGCTGAAGGTAGGTAGACTGAATATCCAGATATCGGAAGATATCCTGTACCTCGCCGCTGAGGTTTTTGAAAGTAACCGACTTTTCGCCATAGCCGGTCTTCACCGTAATTTCCTCTCCGGCCTCCATGTCCATGTTAATCTGCAAAAACTCCTGAGAGTTGATGTTGATAAGGCCGGGGTTTGAAACAGAGCCCTGAGCCGTGAATGTGATGGTCAGGCCCGTGGTGGCGTCGCCGGTATTTTCAATATTCGTGATGAGGTTGGGCAGACGATAGCCCACTTCCCACTGCGGATCCTCCTCGCTGTTCGTGAGCTGCAGGCCGTCAACGCTGTCAAACTCCATGCCGCCTATCCATGTAGCAATCTGCGTGTAGGTTTCGGCCTCATCTGTCCAGAAAGGATTAAGGCACAGGAGATTGATTACAAAGCGCTGCCAGCCGCCATCCACATCGAAGTGAGGAGCGGAATTGACGCGGCATTTTATCTGCCGCTTGAAGTTGTCGTGCTGATATATCAGCGTACAGGCGTAGGTAGGGTTAAGAGCGTGATTGAGCTGATGCCGGTATTCCCGGACGACAGCTTTATCACGCTCTTTGATATGCCCGACTATTTCAATGTCTCGGCTTGCGATATGGTAGCCGAGGTATGTACCGCCTGCCTGGTTTATGCCGGAGGTGGAAAAGATTTCGTTCTCCACATCACTCAGGCCGGATACATCCTTGGAAATGTTTGTATGAAAGACTGATTTGACAGAGAATTCAATGGACGCGCCATTTTCATTTGTCAGTATCAGCTTTTCGACGTGTTTACTTCTCATGGCTTCACCTGCTCAATTCTCTGGCGATTTCCTGCATTCGGCGCTTGGCTTCTCTCTGCTGACCGGCGTAGCTGGTGTCCTCTGCGTAGATGTTCTGAGTCATATTCAAAGTTACATCAGGCTTACGTTCAGCGACCTTGTTCAGCGCATCAGCCAGCCGGCTATCATTTCCACCATTCAGTGCCCGGAACACGGGGTCAGGCATTTCAGGGATTTCAGGCGCCTTGACCTCAACCGAGGTCACCTTGCGCATGGTGTCCTTCATCTGTTCGATTACCTTGCCCTCGAGTTCGTCTATACCGATGATTACACCTTCATCGAGGTCGCGGCCGAGCTGCATGGTTTTCTTTGACGGAGAATTCGACTGCGCCTCGGCCTTTGCAGCTGCAATAGCGTTTCGGACCATTGCCGCGGCTTCCTGAGCGACCTGCCACGCGCGAGCTCTGACGCCAACGGCCGCGCCATCTCCGATGGCAGAGCCTACGGAATAGCCGGCGCTGTATGCTTCGGCGGTATAGCCTCTAACCGCCTGCATAGCATCAGACAGAGCCGTGTTCGCAGAATCGGAAATGGTATCAATTTCCGCCTTAAATCCCTCTGCAGACTGAGTGCCTATGTCAGTGACAGAGGCGGCGATGGTTTCTCCAGAAGAAGCAATTACCTCCTCGGTAGCTGCCATTTCCTCTGTTGCTGCGTCACTCATGCCCTGAACGCCATTTGTAAATCCTTCAGTCAGTCCCTCTCCGCTTGTCTCGCCAAGACTTTCAAAAGCCTCGCCAGTTCGCTCTACTCCTTCAGCAGCTTCTTGGGCGGATTCGCCCATTCCGGACATATCCTCCTGCAATATTGCAAGCCGTTCTTCGTAGGCTTCTACTCCAGCCTGGCTTTCATTAAGGGTTTCAGTCAAATCAGCGATAGCTCTGCCAGCATCTTTTTCGTCAGAACTCAAACCTTTTGCCGAGGCAATAAGGTTTTGCTGGGCTGTATCTAATGCAGCCTGTGCAGCTTCCACATCCCAGTATGTTGAAGTGGAGTCTTTCTGCACCGCGTCCATTTCTGCCTGAGCATCTCTTACAGCCAATATTGCATCGGCATAGGCCCGAGCTCCCTCTGATGCAGAGGCCTGTAACACCGTAAGGTCATCTTGTGCGGCATACATGGCTACATAGGCATCAGTAAGCCCCTGCGTCATAGCCTCAATTCTTGCAGACTCAGCTGCAGCAATGGCCATGTTTTTCCATTCCTCTGCGTTTGCCCTCAAGGCCGCTGCGCCTGCTTCAAGAAATCCAGTGGTTTCATTTATTGCGGTATTTGCATCAGGCATAATTCGGGCCACTTCTTGTACGAGCCGATTGTACTCAGCCTGTTCAGCGGCAGTAAGTGAGCCCTGAGACTCCAGTTCTTCGAGCCTGCTGATATAATTATCGAGCACTTGTGAAGTGCCCGATATTTCCCTCATGGAGTTTGTGAAGGTGTCCTCGGCAGCATTCATGCTTTCTGCGCAACTATCCATTGCATCTTGAAGTCGCTTCGCTTCTTCTGAGGCCGGAGGCAACGTCGCCGCAAGAGTAACCGCAGCGGCTGCAACAGCTGTCAACCCTGTTATAACGAGCGCATAAGGATTGCTAAGGAATGATGTATTAAGCGCCTCCATCAACTTCGTGAGCAAGGGAATTACAACCGTGGCGGTAGTTACAGCCACCAGAAGCACACTAAGCGCAGCTGCCACCGCGGAAATAGCGGGAGCAAGCCACTCGTTGGCCTGTACAAATTCGGTAGCCCACTGAACAACATCCGTTCCCTCGTCTGCAAGGTCTGCCAGCGCGGGAGTGAGCTGGTCGCCGACCGCAATTTTGAGAGCGGTAACGCTGTTCTGGAACATCTTGAATTTGCTTTCGGTGGTTTCGTAGCGAGTGGTGGCCTCGGTCATAAGGGCGGTATTCTCTGTCCAAGCAGTATTGGCAAGACCAACAGCATCGGTGAGAAGACCGGAGGCAGTAGCCAGGGACTTGAGCATATTGCTCTGACGGATACCGCTGAGGCCCATTTCCTCAAGTACAAGGGTAGCGCTCTCGCCCTGCTCGTCCAGCTTGCCAAGGCCGTTGATAAACGCCTCGATAGCTTCGATGGGCTTATTCTCCCATGTGGAGGCAAACTGCTCAGCAGACATGCCAGCGACAGAGGCAAACTTTTCAAGGCTGTCTCCGCCTGTTGCAACTGCCTCTTCCATAGCGGTGAGGGTCTGGGTCATGGCAGTGCCGCCAGCCTCGGCCTGAATGCCTACAGAGGACATAGCTGCGGCCAGAGCCATAATCTCAGGCTCGGTCAGACCGGCGAGTTCACCAGCTGCAGCGAGGCGCTGACCCATGGTGACTATTTCGCTTTCAGTGGTGGCGAAATTATTACCCAAAGCAACAACGACAGAGCCAAGGTTTTCGTACATGGCCGGCGCCATCTTCGTCACATTCGCGAAACGAGCAAGCAGTGTTGCAGCTTCCTCGCTGGTCATGTTTGTAGACACGCCCAGATTTGCCATAACTACGGAGAACGCCAAGAGGTCTTCTTTGGCTATGCCGAGCTGACCGGCGACTTCCACGATGCCGGCAAGCTCAGTGGCCGCTACGGGCATTTCTGTGGAGAGTTTTTTGATATCCTCCGCCATAACCGCCAACTCGTCTTCTGACATGTTGGTGGTTTTGGCCACGCCTGCCATGGCGCTCTCAAACTCCACGGATGCGTCTACGCATTCCCAAAGAGCCTCTGTTATTTCGCGAATAGCAGCTTTAAGCCCAGAAGCCACCATAGCAGCGGCAAGGGCATTTACGGCATCTGCGTTTGCCTTGGTTTTATTTTTATTGGCTTCAAGCGCAGCAGAGTTTTCTTTAATAGCGGCCTCTGTCTCGTATACTGCGGTTTTAGCCTTATTAAGATCCGTTTCCCAGTTTGTGACGGCTCTTTTTGCCGCCTTGAGGTAGGCTTCGTTTTCGTTAAGTTCGGCATTGAGACGTTCGTTTTCCTCGGTGAGTTTTTTCTGCTCATCCGTGGTATCTCCTGTCTTGCTTTTCAGTTCCTCAAGAGCCTTACAGTTTTCCTCAATCTTCCGAGTGAGTTCCGCTTTCTTTGCCGCATACTTTTCCTCGGCCTGCTGGGCATTTTTTAACCCCGCTTCTACTTTGGCCACAGCCTCCTTTTGGCTTTCAAGTATATTATTTAAGGCTCTGTCCTTTGCGGTCAGAGCCTCGATGCTGTTTGCATTTGTTTTATACTGACTCTCTGTCATTTTGAGAGCAGACTGCATATTTCTAAGCTCCGCATTGACAGAGCTTATCGCCGCCTTATACTGGCTTTCGCCCTCAACCGCCAGACGGGTCGATATTGTTCTGGTTGCCATACGCTGCCCTCACTTAATCCTCAAAATCATTGCTGGACTTTGCAGGCTTGTGTGCCTCGTTCCAGATTTGCACCATGTCGAAAAACATGCCGGGCTGTAGTCGACCAAATTCCAGTCGTGTCAGGTGCAGATGCACGACCGCAAAAAATGTGTAGGTCGACTTTATTTCCCGGCTTCCTCTTTTTTTGACAGTTCGAGCAGACCGAGGTCTACTTCTTCATCTTCGCTTTTCTTCTCCTGCTTGTAGCCGGCACTCACTGCCTGGCTGACAGCCATTTTCAGAGCCAGATAAGCAGCAGGCTTCATACGCAGCGAGATTTCCTTTTCTTCCAGCATAGGAGCGTGGTCATATCCCTCCGCTCTGCGGCAAAGCTCTGCATCGTTCTGCATTGCTACAGCAAGGAAACGGAGCGCATCGAAACTATCGCGGCCATCCCGCTCAAGGATTTCAAGAGCATTCTGGATGGAGCCGTACTTCTCGTTGACGGCAAACATGACCTCAATGGAGTAGTGCAGAGGATAGACTCTGCCGTTAATTACAGCGTGTATCATGGTATCCATAGGTGAGAACCTCCTGTTATTGAAAAATCCCCCGGAGAGGCGTTGCAACACCGCTCCGAGGGTAATAAATGTGGATGCTTAGCCAGCCGCAGCAGCTGCAATACCGCACAGGCCGTTGATCCATTCCTTGACGGCCTCTTCGGTCTCGAAGGTCTGGGTCTGTCTCCAGTCACCCTTGTCATCTGCCATAATGGTGAAGGTGGTCTGGGTGGTAGCGAAAGTGATGGAGCTACCCTTGGTCTGGGAGTTGTCATTGCCAAGAGCAGCACGAGCACAGGGGTAAAAAATACCCTTGTAGTACTTCTTCTTGTTCCTCATCAGGCTCTTGTAGTACGCAAGTTTGCCAGAGGGGGCAGTGTCACCGACATTGTAGACGACAGTCTTGTCGTTGACCTTACAGCCATACACCTGAGCGGCGTTTTCATCGGTCAGGTCGTTAGTCTCCATGGCCAGAGAGCCGGAGGCGAACTCGGACAGCTGCTCGTCCAGAGCGTCGTCTGCGTAAAGCTCACCGGAGGCAAGGTTTACAGTCAGATTTGCCGCAACGAGCTTACCGAGGACAACGCCACTCTCTGCGTCATCGGCCTTGAAGCACGGATATTTGGCGCCAAATTCAGCCATTGTATTTATCTCCTTTATCAAAGATTGTGGGATTCTTGCCACTTATAAAAAACAGCGGCCTCAGCCTCGACAGCCTCGCCCGCATGCTTTTCATTCGTCTCTCTCATCCACTGCGTGGCAGCATTGCCATGACCGCCAAACTCGTGGACGAAAGCGACATCCTGGTTGGTGGCCTCAGCTGAGCCACCGCCCTTGGTTTTGGTTTCACCGGCTCTACCCCAATTCATTTTGGTGTAGGTACCGGATTTGGCCCGATAGGTATGATGCGTACCCTCGGGATAGATGAGGACATATCGTGAGCCGCCGCTCATCTTTCGGCGTACCTTTGGAGAAGCGGCCAGCTTGCCGGAGTGTTCAGAGAACCGCTCCTCAATAGCCGCCTCATGTGCGTCTCGAATGACTTCGCCACCGGCCTCCAACATTCCCCACATGGTATCCTCGTCAATCTCGCTTATTTCATCGAGGTCGAGTACCAGGGCATCAAGGCCCATCGTATCAAAGCTCGCCATAAGTGATCTCCACCACGGCCTCAGTTTCAAGCACAATGTGCTGCTCATTGGCCGTGCTTGCCGGAATGCTTTCCGGGAATGAAAAGTCAGCAGCAAAAAGAGCTTTTTTCATTGCTCGAACAAGCGCATTGATGTTCTCTTTCAAAGGGGCATAGATATGCACCTGGATGAGATACCGCTCCCGCTCGGGCTCATCATCGCTGAAGCCTATTGGAACAGTGGTGTAGTTGTACACTATGTACTTTTTTTCCTCGCCCTGATAGACATCTCTCGCCAAAGGCAGCTTATAGGGGGACAGCACATTTTTGAGGGTAGTATCGACATTCTCCATTAACGCGCCGCCTCCCTTCTCTGCACTTTGATTTCAAGAAACCTGTGCCGGTTTTCCACGTCATCCACCGAAATTACTTCGTATGGTTCAGGGTCAGACTCTTTGTAGACAACGAGTTTCCTGTTGATAAGCGGTGAGTACCGGCAAGTGATTGTTGCCGGCTCTCTGAGCTGGAGCTGCATGGCTGTAAAGGTCTCTGTGCCGTGGGCGTTTACCCACTTGCACATGACCGCCTTGCCCTCACCGAATACATTTACTTCTTTCTCAGAAGCAACATTTTCCTCATCGGTCGTTCTGTCTGTCCTTTTGAAATAGACCGCCGTGCGCAGTTCACCTGCGTTGGCAAATTTACTCACTCACATCACCGCCCTCGGTAACCTCATCTTCTTCGGCATGCCTGAGCTGCAGCACATAGGAATTGGTAATATTCCGTGCTGTCTGCTCTGCGGTAGCCTGATAAGTGCCGCTCACCGAAAGACCGCGATTTTCATAGAAATGCGTGGCCAGCTCGTGAATAAACATGTCATAAAGTGCATTGTGCTTGAAATCCGGTACACCTGCGGCCTTGGCTCTCGCCTTGGCCGCATTGATGTACATGGAGAGATCTTCGGAGCAATCAGGCGGGTCACGCATATACGCGTGGAGAGTCTGGGAATTAACTGCCATAATGCTCCTCCTTGCTTATGCCTTGGTGACTGTGACGGAGTATTCCACGGAGCCGGAGTTGTCGGCGTTGGTAACCTTGACAAGAACTTCGTTCTCGCCGTCTTTCCAAGTCGCCGCTGCGCCGTTTTCGTGGTCCTCGCCGTTTACCGTGATTTTCACGGTACTACCCTCGTCCTCGGGGGTAGCCGTCACCTTATTGGTGGCATTGGTTGTAGTGACTGCGTAGCTCTTAACTCCGGGGTCAAACTCCGGGGCAAGAGTAAGCGCTCCTATCGTCAGTCCAGACAGGAGCGCACTTAAGGGTTTACA